TGAGGTTATCTTTGTATCAACAATGCTAACTGAAGATTCTACCTATTCTTTAGAGATTACTAATGATGAAAAATTATGGTATAGAGATAAGATATACGTTACATCTCAAACAAAATCAGATATAGAGGTTAATAAACATAAGATAGGTAATGGAGATATTTACAAGTCTTATGGCGATATTGACGACACTTATGTTATTATAGATAACGGAGGTGGTGGAGAAGTAGAGCCTCCTCAAAACTTACCAGTCATAAAAACATTATCATACCAAAACAATTACATTACATTAAATGAGGATTTCATTTATCAGATAAACGCCACAAACAATCCTACAAGCTATAATGCATCGCCTTTACCAGACGGTCTTGTTGTAGATACTGCTACTGGTATAATATCTGGACTTCCTTTTGGAGATGAGCGTGTAGAGGTAATAACTTTATCTGCGACTAATGAATACGGTACTACTACAATAAATGTAGATTTCTATTTAACAAATGATTCTGCTGATGACTTCCTAGCACCTTACAATTTATCTGCTGCTAACAATACTGAGGATGGGTTTTTATTAAGATGGTCAACAAGACCTTATAATAGAGTTATCGCAGCATCTGAGATTTACAAGAACGGAATACTAGAAGCTACAATATATCATAGTGATATAAACGAATACGGTGTTGAGAATAAATACATATTTACAGGTATTGATGGCAACTACCCTTATAAGGTTAGGTCAATTAACTCAGCAGGAGAATTCTCTCCTTTCTCTGAAGATTTTTACCATAAAATACCAGCTCTAGCAGGTGCTTTATTTACCAATGAATCTTTGGTTAAAACAGACCCTACAATGGATAATGTTGTAGCTTATTACAAGCTAGACTCTATTACGGACAGAATACTGATTGATGAGACTGGGGTAAATGACGGTACTATTGTTGGAGATACACTTAATACAGTTACTGGTCTTATTGGAAATGCTGTTGCTTTTGATGCAAGTTCACTTCAACAAGGTGTTGTAAGTAGTTCTGATTCTATTAGTTTTGGTAGTAGTGAAGGAGGTTCTGACTCCCCTTTTAGTGTAAGTTTATGGTTTAAAGGAGATGGTACTTTCACAACATTCCCTTTAATTGAAAAAGAAAATGAATGGCAAGTATTTCTTAATCAATATCAAGGGAAAATGAAATATGCTATTAGTTTAAAAGATAATAGCTACACACCAACAAGAACTAGAGAGAAGGTTTCTATTATTGATAGTTTGATTCCTGCTAATCAATGGCAAAATATAATTATAACTTTTGATGGGGATGCTTATTATGGAGACTCTATTAATTTATTCATAAACAACCAATACATAAACGGAGAGATGCCTTTACTAGATACTTTTAGAGAACCTTATTCTAAGATGAGAATAACTAATAGTAATTTGTATATAGGTAATGATAATAGATTCGACCAATACAGACAACAAACAATCGTAATGGACGAAGTAGTTATATTCAACAAAGAGTTAACAAAAGATGAAATAAATTTCCTTTATAATGATGGATTAGGTAATCCTCTTACATAAAAATAAAAAAATGAGTACAAGAAAAAACAAAGTAATAACTAAGGAGTATAGAGACAGTATAAGAGTCGTTAATATGTCTTCTTATCAAGCACCTATAATCAAAGAGGTTCACAATAAAGAATGGGTTTCTTTCGGAGATAATAATGATTATTTCGATAACCTAATTGAAAGGTATCTTGATAGCCCTACTAACGGTAGATGTATTAACGGTATTGTTGATATGATTTACGGTAGAGGATTGGAGTCTACAAACTCTTCTGTATTCCCAGAGGACTATGTTAAGATGAAGCAATTACTTAGACCAAGAGAGGTTAAGAGGTTGGTTAATGACTACAAACTGTTAGGTCAAGGGGCAATGCAACTTACTTACAATAAAGCTAAGACTAAAATACTAAAGGTATCTCATTTCCCTATGGAGACATTGAGAGCTGAGAAAGCAACTAAAGGTAAGATTAAAGCATACTACTACCATCCATCTTGGAAGGACTGTAAGAACTCTGATTCTCCTAAAAGAATACCTACATTTGGAAGCGGTAGTAAAACTGAAGTTAATGAACTTTATATCTTCAAACCTTATAGAAGTGGTTTTTACTACTACTCTACTGTTGATTACCAAGCGTGTTTACAGTATGCTGAACTAGAATCTGAGGTATCTAACTACCATATATCTAATATACAGAATGGTTTACAGCCAAGTTTATTCGTAAACTTTAATAACGGTATTCCAAACGCTGAAACTCAACAAGCAATAGAATCTAAAATAAACGACAAGTTCTCTGGTAGCTCAAATAGTGGTAAAGCTATTATTGCTTTTAACGAATCAGCAGAAACTAAGGCTGATATAGAAGCTATTCACTTGCCAGATGCTCACGCTCAATATCAATTCTTATCAGACGAAGCGAGAGAGAAGATAATGTTAGGACACGGTATTGTTTCTCCTATCTTATTAGGTATTAAAGATAATACTGGATTTGGTAACAATGCAGAGGAATTACGGACAGCATCTGTTTTAATGGACAATGTTATTATCAGACCTTTACAAGACGGTGTGATTTATGGATTGACAGAAATACTTGAATTTAACAAGATACACCAAGACTTATACTTTACAACACTACAACCTATTGAGTTTACAGAGTTGGATAACATTGAAACTAAGATTAAGAGAGAAGAAGAAACAGGAGAGAAATTATCCTCTGATGTATCTGGAGACTTTTCTGAAGAAGAGGGAGATGACCTGTATAATCAATTAGAGGGCTTAGGAGAGGTTTTAAGCGATGAATGGGAGCTTATCCATAGTGAAGTATACCAAGAGGAAAGTGAAGCCGTTAAAATGGCTGAAATCAAGTATTCTGATAAATCATCTAAAGAGGATGATGATATTTACAAGATTAGATACGCTTACTCTCCAGTTAGAAAGTCTGAAGGTAGTAGAGCATTCTGTAAAAAGATGGAAGCATTAACCGCAGGAAAGATTGTATTTAGAAAAGAGGATATCAATATGATGTCTTTCAGAGGTGTGAATAAAGAGTTAGGTCATAACAGGCAAAACTATAGCCTCTTAAAATATAAAGGCGGTAAGAACTGTCACCACTTCTGGGAGCTTCAAGTTTATAAGAAGTCAAGTGGTAGAAAAGTAGACTCTGATGACGCATACGGAAAAGGTTTGAAAGAACCTAACAATCCTTCTGAGATGGAAGAAAGAATGATAGACAGAGCCGATAACGGTGCATACCCAAGTGTATTAAGTAGAATCAGAAAAATATTAGGTCAATAATGAAAGCACTATTTATAACAGTAAAAGATTTAAAAGCAAGGTCAATTATCAGCGGAAGTACTGATGGTGACAAGTTGATTCACTTTATAGAGGTGGCTCAAGATATACACATACAAAACTACTTAGGGGGTAAACTGTATAAGAAGATGCAGGATTTGATTATAAATGAGGAAATGGACTTAGAGGACAATTCAGATTATAAGCTCCTTAGAGACGATTATATTAAGCCAATGCTAATATGGTTCACTCAATCAGAGTACTTCCCTTTTGCTATGTTTAAAATCGATAATGGAGGTGTATCTAAGCATAGAGGAGAGGAAGCTGATGTAGCAAACTACGGAGACATTGATAGAATGATGAGTAAGATAAATGACAGGTCTGAATTCTATACAAGAAGGTTCTTGGATTACATTTGTGACAACAGTAGTAAGTACCCAGAGTACACTAATAATCAAAATGGGGATATGTACCCAGACAAGGATGTAGATACTTTTTCAAGCTGGGTTTTATAATGGGGAATAAAAAAAAGACATATAAGACAAAAGAGGTTAACATAATGAAGTTATCCGCTTTCTATGAGCAAGTAAAGAATAACACTAAGGAAACTAAAAAACAAAAAGATGGCAAACGAAATATACGATAGTACTTGGTGGGGTAACACAATAGATACTGCATCTTCTATTGGTACAACAACAGAGATGATACAAGGACAGATTAATCTTACGAAGTTAGGAGATGACTTGGTTGTTAATGGGGATTTTGCTACTGATAGTGATTGGAATTTAAGAAATGCTTGGGTTATATCTAATGGTATTTGCTCTTTAACTTCTCCTAATTCAGATTATTTAAGTCAATCAAATGTATTTACAGCAAACAAGTCTTATAAATTAACTTTTGATATTATTGTAAATAGCGGAAATTTACAACCACAATTTTTCGATGGTGGCTTTCAAACTGTTGGAACTTATAGCACCTCTCAAAGTGTAGAGGTAAATTTTTTAGCAACCTCAAGCGGTACGCTTTATTTTAAACCTAATTCATTTGATGGCTCAATAGACAACGTATCAGTACAACAAGTAAGAGCAACAACAGTAGAAGCAAGTAAGTGTTTAGCAGATGCAATTCATAGAATAGGAATACAAAACATACAAAACTAAAAACAATGGCAAAACCAAAATTATGTCTCATACCCGCTGCTCAAGGCGATAAATTTTATTCTGTACTACCATCAAGTGGTGTAGGGGATTTCGATTTTTCACGTAGTGGAGGGGCAACAAGAATAAACTCACAAGGACTAATTGAAACAGTTGCAAGTGGAGTATCAAGATTAAACTATCCTTTGATTGATGGTAAGGTTGTTGGATGTCCAAGTCATTTGTTAGAGCCACAATCTCTTAATAGTCAAACTAATTCAGAAGATTTAACAGTTGCTTCATCTTATCCTCTTGGTGCAGTTTCTATTTCTTCAAATCAAGCAATATCTCCAAATGGTACTTTAAATGCAGATAAGTTAGTTGAATCAAATACTAATGCAAGGCACGAGTTATATAGTAAATCTTTGTCTTTTAGTGGAACAACATCTGTTTCATTTTTTGCTAAAGCTGCCGAAAGAAGATATATTTCTGTTTTTGTTGGTGGAGACCCCGATGTAGGTGGTGCAACTTTTGATGTTGAAGAGGGTATTGTTTCTTTGACAAGAGGTGGTACAAATGCAAGTATAATAAAATATAGCAATGGATGGTATAGATGTGAATTAACAAGTACAAAGGTTGCAAATTCACAAGTTTATTATTGTTTACGAGATAACGGAAACGCAGTAGATGTTCAAACGTATCAAGGAGATGGAATAAGTGGAATGTATTTATGGGGATTTCAAACTGAAATAGGACAATCTTATCCAACTTCATACATACCAACTACAAATTCAGCTACCACTCGTTCAGCAGAAACTGCTACTAATTCGGGAGATGCTTCTACGTTTAATTCTTCAGAGGGTGTTTTGATGGCGGAGATAAGTGCTTTGGATAATGATGGGACTTTTAGGTTTATATCTTTAAAAAACAACACAACAGTAGATATTATAAGAATTGGTTATATAACTACACCAAATCGTATTGAGATACAAAATTATAAATCGGGTGCTTTATTTAATTCATTTAATTACGAAGTTCAAGATTTAAAAACCAATACAAAGGTAGCTTTTAAGTGGAAAGATAATGATTTTCAACTTTACATTAATGGTTTAAATGTTTCATCTAATACATCTGTTACTGCTTGGGGTTCTGAAGTTTTTCAGTCATTACAATTCAACCAACATAATGGTGGAAATAATTTCTACGGAAACACAAAACAAATACAATACTTCGATTCAGCATTAAACGATTCAGATTTAGAAAAATTAACGTCTTGGGTTAGCTTTACAGATATGGCAGAGGGTCAACTTTATTCCATCGAGTAGTTATGAATAATACAAAAAAATATAAAATATAATTATGTCACAAACTTATAAATTCGGTAACGGAACTTGGGCAACAAAGAAAGGTTCTACATTAGCTTATTCAGATACTAATAATGCGTTTAAACCTTTACCTTTTTCATTTGAAAGAAATAGTATTGCAACAAGAGTAAACAAAGAGGGGTTAATAGAAGTAGTTGGTAATGATATACCAAGAATAGATTATACAGATAGTGCAGAGGGTGCTTTGCTTTTAGAGAATAGTGCTACTAATTTATTAAATTATAGTGAGGATTTTAGTCAGAGTTCTTGGGATATCCCTTTTGGAAATATAATATCTAACTCTACAATTTCTCCTAATGGTAGTATTGATGCAGATGAATTTAATTTTATAGGACAAACAGAAGCAAGAATTGCAC